CACCGACACCATCGAAAATGCAGTCTCTGTGGGAGAATATTATGGAGACTTGGTTGGCAGAATACCTTACCAGGATGATTTTTATAAGTTAATGTACTTGAACTTGAAACATGACTTGCCAGATGACTATCTGGGGAAAGTTGACCGAATGAGCATGGCCAATTCCCTGGAGACGAGGGTTCCTTTTCTGGATCACCGTTTGATTGAGTTGATGGTCAAGGTTGATAAAAGCATTGATGTTGCTGGAAGTCAAGGCCCCGCTTGGTGTAAAGACTACACCGATATATCGCAGGACTGATCCTGCCGGAACGCGTACACTCATTGATGTACCCGCAGGGCTTAGCGCAGGTAACGTAAGCGTTGCCAGCGTTGTTGCACCTGATGTCAATGTCGCATCAGCGGCTTTCGTCATAAGCGCACAGGCAAGCGTAATGCCCGCGCCGACCATAGCGGTATCTACCTTCACGTTAAATACAAGCTCTCCGTTTTCGCCGATATCCGGGGTAATCGCCGAACCCCATGCGTCCAACTCGCTTGCTCCCAGGTCTCGCACATTCGTGCCCTGCACAGCGGAAGACCCGGACACTGACTGAGCATCTGCAAATTCAAGTAATGCATCTATAATCATTTTATTTTACCTCGTATTGTTTCTTATTAGGAAATTGCTGTTTCAGTATCAAGTATTTTTTCCACCAGACGAATCGGGACACCTTTAAATGTAAGTACCGGTCCGGGAGCCAACCCATCAGCTTTGCTGAAAAAGGTATTGGTTTTATCTTTAAGTTTAATTTCCATCTGTGTCATAATGGTTTCGTTGACATAAATCCTGCGGCCAGGCCCTTTGGTCATGCGGTTAAGAAGCGTGATCAAATCATCTTCGTTAAAAATATTAGACGTTCCTGTGGTTTCAATATTGGCAATACGGCCAATGGATTTATCGTTCCGAACAACCATGCCTAGTTTCCAGGTAAACTTGTCAACATACGCAGAAAGCTTGTTTCCGTTTGAGTCGGTGACTGTCTCAATCCCAAGGTCTGTATGCCCTAAACCGACTTTGCTATTTTTCGGGAATGTCATATAAACACCCTGCCGGCCCCAATCGATGACATAAATAGATGCTAAATCAGCACCGGTTCCACCTGCATTTAGAACATTCTTACTGGTTGCAAGAGTATCTAACCTAGGAGCTATGCCAGTAAATTCTTCCGGCGTGGTTGAGCTGTTACCGTATATCATTTTAGTAGCGGCTGTCTTACTCAACCCACGTATGAAAGCGATGTTCTCATCATTCCTGGCACGGACTGGATCAGGGAAGGCGTTGATAACTTCAATATCATTTTCCGCCCTGGTTTCAAGAATAGCAACCGTGTCAATAATGGTAGTGGTCTTTGAGCTTTCCTTTCCTACCCCTTGATTAAGCTTGCGGAAACTTCCTGACGGTTCCTGGGAACGTCTGGTCGTTACATTACTGAATGTATCATTAGCCTCGTACCATACGGCGTCCTGTAAAATTTCGTTTTGTTCTTCAAGAACCTCGGCGATCTCAGCCATCGTTCCATCAGGTGCTTTTCTTTTTGCCACTTCAACAAGTGACAGACTATTGCTTGTAAATGTAGCCATTTTTTATAACCTCTCAATCAGACTGCATTGAAGGATAGTGCAGCATAGGCGTTCCGTCATCATAATGTTTCGGAGCGAAGCCTCCGCCATCACCCATCTTAAAATCAGCCTCTTTAAATTTTTCAGCCATCCGGCTAAAATACCGGATTACGACAGGATTGTTTGCATACCCCGTCTGCTCGTTAAACTCTTTAAACTCATCATCAGCAAATTGCATGTATGCGCGGTTCGCATCGTTCAGTTTGGTGTCATACTCTGCGCCCCATTCAGCTTTGAGGGTTTCTTCAGCTTCTTGCCGCAAAGCCTCGTACTCTGCGTTATCAGTATCTAAGGCCGTAGTTTGGCGTTCAATATCAAACTTAATGAGACTGTCAACCTGGGCTTGCGTCATTCCATTTTCTTTGGCCAATGATGTAAAAGCATCTCGTTCTGTTTGGTTTATTTCCATACCTTCAACATCGTTAAAGGTATATTGTTTTGGAATAACCGGAACTTTACCTTTAACACTGATATAATCAGAGACAAGCCCCTGAACATCGTTATGTTGAGTTATTAATTGATTATTCTTGGTATCATCTGAGAGAGAATCAAACCATTTTACTTGTGCCCCTGCGGGTTCGGCGTTACCCTGACCGCCAGGATTGTTTTCATCTGACATTATTAACCTTCCTTCCTCTTATTAATTAACTGGTTACTGTACCATTTATTAAACTGCGAAAACGCCATCAGCCCCCGCCTCTTCAAAAGAAAAAGGCCAATATTACGCTCACCTTCAAGTTTATAAATTTCAGCAGATTTCACAAAAATTGATGCAAAGACATGGCACCTTGATAAAAGGTCTTCAAACACCCTTTCACCTTCAGGAGTAGAGAAAACCTTTTCATAATCGGATTTCAGCTTAATTATTTCAGCTTTATTCTGAACCTTCCTTTGATCTGCAATCCGGCATTCTTCTCTGTAAAACTCTTCTATTTCTTTATTGTTCACTTTCTTTCACCATTTCAGTCAAAGCGTTTTTACTATCCATATCTGTTTTAGATAGCTTTTGCGCTGCATCTGTGGCCATAGCCATCTGTTCTGCTTGTTCCGCTGCTTTTTGCTGTGCTGCTCGCTGCTGTCTAATTTTTTGTATCTGGTCAGTATCCGGTCGCACACCGGCTGGCAGGCTTGCAATTTCATCTAACGCCGCCGCCGCTTCGTCAACATTGAGATTGTCAATCGCTTCCGGGTTAAGCTCTGCAAGCTGACCCACAAAATTAACATAACCATGAAGGCTATTAGCATTGACCATTTTTTGAGCCTGGGCCAGCATTGAAATATATTCAATCTTTAATGGCTGGCCCTCAAGCTCTGGCGGAGGCTGTGGGAGCATTCCGTTTCTGGTCATTATGTCAAAATATCTATCAAGCAGTGGGTCAAGTTTTTCTGTAAACTGCGATTCTATGACAGGTCCAAGCATCCATAGTTTTTCTTCGTGTCTTTCTGCTATCTCCGTTGCAGTCATTTGTGGACGCTGTGTTATCATTACAAAAAGATCATTAAAAAAACCTTCTTTAATCTGCTGAATCAATTCTGCGACATGCGCCGCCGTATCCCGAAGGTTGAAATTAACTTGATAGATCGGTTCAATCTTTTGCTCTGTGGACTCTACAGGCGACAATCCGCCCGGCAAGAAGTCAACCTCATCAAGCAACGCTGCCGGCCCCATCAACGGCGGGTCAAGCGTTTTATGCAGAGCTTTTATAATAGCTAATGATTCTTGTTGTAAATCCTTGATCTCACCTAAAATATCTTGCCCTGGACTGTAGCCGTAAGGAAACATTCCGACCGTTCCCCATCTCGATACAGTAAATGGTTTAATTGCATAACCCTTATGCTCTAACAACTTATAATCTTCCGTGTCCGCAAAGATTATTGATTCATAAGCCGCTTGCTCTACACCTAAAACAATGCCTTTAAAGTCCTTGTTTGGCCTAATGCAATGATAGAGCATAAATTCTGTATAAGGATTGTTTTTCAGAGCATTGACCATCGGAGCTGTTAACGCTTTTTTGCCGAACCATTCCTCAGCTTGAATTGCTGTAACCGGTATCCGTCTATAAAGTGTGTCAACAAACCCTTTTCGGCTGGACGCCAATGAGTATTCGCCCATCGGTATAAGGTAGTTATGCACAATTGTTTGAGGATCTTCGTCTGCTACGATTACTGATGTGCCGTAACCGAGTTCGTCATAATATGACTTATGGATTATTGCATAGAAATTAGACTGACGAAACAAAGCATAAAACATGCGCTCTATTTGCTGAATATAGCTGTCAAAATATCCTGATTTTTGCAGGTCTGCATCTGCAAAACGTATTTCCATCCATTTTTGAGCCGGCGATGTCAAACCTCCATGGATGCCTGAAGCAGCAAACCTTAACGCTCTGGTAGCAGACCCATTAATAATTTTTCCGTGCGTCTTGCCGCCCTGCTCTGCTTGTAACTTACGGCTGTCAATAATAAAATTACCTGAATTAGGCAATAAATAATCTTGTATCTCACGCATATGTGTTCTGTGCAAAGCGGCGGTTTCTTCGCAGTATGTCATATGCTGAAATATCTTTTTCGTATCTACAGTCATTATCTACCTAACAGCGTTTTTCGCTCCACTGGAGGCGGTGAAAGAAGCCCTTGACCACCAGTAGCGATAAAATTCTCTCTGGATGCGTTACGAGCCATTAATTTTCGGCGTTTTTCTTCAATTTCCGTGTCTCTCGCGGTTTCCCCCTCCACAAATGGCGATTCAGGAGGATCAGGGACATCGTAATCCCCAGCGGCTTGCGAGCTAGAATACATAGAAGCTCCAAGCCCTAAAACCGATGAAGCAAGAAGAGCAGTACCAATTCCAACCCCCATTATAATGCCCCCAATAACACCTTTTTTTTAGTGGTCAACCCCTCACCAGTGGTAGACGTTTCAGGCCGAACAAAACCACCGCCAGTTCCCCTTTTCCGCCTAGAGCCTGAACCAGCCGATTTATCGACTCTATAACCACGCCGTATTGTTGTCCTTGCTAGATAAGCCTCATGTTCTTTGCGCTTACGTTCTTTTTCTGCTCTAGCCCTGGCTTTGGCTTGCGCCTCGGCTGCTCTGGCCTGCGCTTCTCTTGCCTTTTTTTTCGCTCGTTTCTTTTTGCTGCTACCCATTTTTCAGCACCATAATTGACATGTGAAAAGTTTCTGGTTGTGGAAAACCTAAAAAATTAATAAACTTTTTCCATTTTTCTACATCATCTTGAGGATACGTTATACATATCTCAAGAAGTCCGGCCCTTTCGGCATCTGACTTGACCTCGGCAAAATCTTTCTTTAATTGTTTTGCGATATTGTGAGACCATCGATTAACCTCAAGATGTATTTGTCTCTGCCAATCAGCATCACGATAAGCCATGAAAACATACTGCTCGCCATCAGGCATGTATCCTGCTTCATATTGGAATATGTCAGGCATATGTTTGAAGACTGCTGGCTGTTTTAATATTTTCTTTTTCATGTTGCGTCCATATATGTTGTAGGATTGTATTTCTTTCGTCTGTTCGATTGCACTTTTCGCATCCTGTCTGCCTTGGCTACGACAGGATGAGCGTGAGTCAATACAAGTGCATCAGCACAATCTGGACTAAACCCATAATCTTCAAACATTTTTTGTTTGCTTGGTAATTGCATCCTGTCTGCTGCATCAAAAGTATAGGTAGGGATTGATAATTCTTGGCGCAGGCTTGGATCATTAGGGATTGCTCCGCCGGATTCTAACCATTTGCCTGTGTCCGCCCACATTTCGACTCGTTTATTTTTGTATCTTGCTGGCTTGTTTGCTCTACCCCCAAAGTTGACAGGGATTACGACTTTTTTGTGACCTAATTGCGTGAGACGGTCGATAACACCCTCGCCTCTCCCAGCATCGATGAATACGGCGTCAGGATTCCATTCCCGAATATCCTGAGATATCAGGGCAGCATATGACATATTGTCAATATTTGAATATTTTTGCAGGTCGAACGATACGAGCCCTTGCCTTTTGATTTTCACACAGGCATCTGGGCCGTGCTCGGTAGCTACATCAACTCCTATAATTTTTGGAGCGTGCTGATAATCCATAGCGGGGATGACTTTCCCCGCTGCTGCTGTTATAATTTCAAGCGGAATCAGATTCATACCTGACGATACAGTGAAATCGCAGTAATATTCTTGTTGTATCATCTGCTCTGACATGCCTTCTGCACGCTCTGCATCAATGTCAGCCTCAGACAGCGCACCTGTATCATTAATCGTCAACAGCTCAACAAACCAGCTATCATTACGCTGCGCTGTCTGGTAGATATCCCAACCATGATTAAGTCCGCGCGGTGTAAAATTAAACAGCGCCCACCCCCCATTCACTCGAAGGATAGGCTTAACAAGCTCCCATGCCTCCGGCTTTTGGAGTGCATACTCTGAAAACACGCAGCCGACTGGATTTGTTGACATGATCGCATCTATATGATCTGTACCAATGATCTGAAAAATAGATCCATTAACGAGTGTTTTTTTCATTTTTTGCTTGTCGGAATGCTTGACAATTTCGTCAGGGAAATGCTTCATAAACGGAAAACCGTCATTATCGATACCTTCCCAGATTGCTTTTTCCCCCTGGCCATAGTACGGGAAGAAATAATAGTACGTGCCTACTCTCTTTAGCATCTCTTTAATCATGATGTTTAGCAGGACTTTATCTTTTCCAGCCCTGCGATGCCAGACAGCTACACCTCTGCGATATCCGTCATGTATAGCGTTGTATAATTTTTTCTGATATGGTCGTGGTGTAAAATTATGAGGTATGCGTATTGTTTTAGTTTTTTTCATCCGGCACACTGTCAATCACTTCAATTTTAATTTGCGCTTTCAGATCAATTTCTTTCTTATCAGTCATACCTTCGAATTTCTTATAGCATAACTCAGCAGCTTTCGCATTCCCAGAACTCGCTTCTTTTATCATAGCTCTATCGACTTCTGTCATTTTCGACGCGTACCTTTTCCGCCGCATTTCCAAGGCTTCCCATTCGATTTCATTCAAATCGTACGGCGAAAAAAATTTATAAATCTGGACTTCATTTTTATAGCCTAAAATTTTTGTCGACCACGCCGATCGAGGCAATTTCGGAGCGTCTGGGTTAGAAAAAAAAGCGAGTAACTTCTTACGATTCTTCACCCAAGTCGGCGAACCCTCATTTGCCTCTCGCTTTTTCTTCCCTTCACTCATAATCCCCCCCGTAACAGACATTTTGGCCGAAGTC